TCCGGCGAGCGACTTCGCCATCGCATTAAGCTGGCCTGTGGTTTTTCCGGCATAACTCCCGGTCAGAATAAGCTGTTTATTGAACGCCTCGCTTTCTTTAGCTCCTTCATAGTAGGCCTTACCCAGCCCGTAAACAGCAGCAGCCACGCCGCCAACCAGCCCGCCGAGCATCATGCCCTTCGGAGACATCAGTTGCTCGATCCACCCGGCGCGGTTAGCGAGCGTGATACCACTTCCCCGCAGTGCCCCGAAATTCCCACGGGCCAGCTCACCAGCCAGCACGCCCAGTTCACGACGGGCAGCGGCGCTTTTCAGTCCTAGCGTATGGGTGGCAGTTCCGGTACGCTCCAGTTTACGGATATAAATATCTGCGGCGCTGCTGACACCCAGTTCAGCCGCCTTCACCCGCAGCAGCTCAGTACGGGAGAGGCCCTGTACCGTCGTCTGCTCTTTCAGGCGGCGTATAAACTGTGCTTTTTTCTGCGTGGCCAGCGCTTCGGCATCGGTAAGCTCACGGGTCTTCCTGGCGGTTTCAGACACCAGCGCCAGATAATCGCCCTGTGAGATATCTCCGCGTCCTTTCGCCTGTCGTACCTGCGCCTGGATACGCTGCAGCTCCTGCAGACCACCGCTTAACTGTTTTACACTGTCAATCTGGCGGTAAAAAGCAGCACTTGTCCTGTCCTGTGCTGCCGCCACAGCCGCTGACTGCGCCTGTTCCTCACGCAGTTTCCTTCCCAGTGCCTCCACCCGCTGTCGCGTCTGATCCACATCCGCCGCCAGACGCGCGCTGGCCGCTGCGCTTTTCTCCACAGAGGAACTGTACGCGGTACTGCTGGCAGTCACCTGCTCCAGACCGGCGGACGTCCGGCGCGTCGCCTCCGTCTGCTTATCCAGAAAACGCTGCATCCGGGCCGCTGAACGTTCTGAGTCACCGGCCGCATCGTTCAGCAATTTTTTAATGCGCGGAACTTCGTTTCGGAACTCTGCGCTGTCGATACTTAAATCAATGACCAGGTTCGCTATCTGGTCCATAGCGGACACCTCCGGTAATACCTTCGCCCAGGATCATCAGTTCATCATCCGTTTTTTCGTGCAACGACTCAGGATCAGTGATCAGGCTGAACATTTCTGCATCGTGATGCGTGCCTGTAACCAGTCCGGTCATCAGCGATTTCAGCGTTGCAAACTCCGCATCCAGCAACATGTCACTGAAGCTGTTCTTCCCGAAATGCTCCGCCCACTCACCCAGCTCTGTCGCACTCATTTCCGCCAGCATCTGCCGCCAGTCTGGTCGCCGGAACTCACGCGCGAGCCGCATCACAAACGCCAGCTCCCGGTTCAGGACTTTTCCGGCGTGGTCGTGTCCTTTTCACTCCCGCTGTCGTCTTCCTGCGATGCCGGAAGACGCATACCACTCAGGGACAGAACCATATCAGCGCCACATCCCAGCGCCTCATAAGACCATTCCAGTCTGACGGACTCATACAGGGCGCGGGCCTCCTCCTCTTTTTTGCTCTCACACAGGGAGCGGGATACCAGCCATGCATTAATATCCACCCCCATCTGCATAAATTCTGTCTGACGCTCTGCTTCCGTCAGGGTTTCAGGCTGTGCGTCGTAGTCTGCCGTCCGCTGCTGAATAAACTTCAGATAATCCACACGTTGTAGGGCAGAAAGCTCACTGAGCACGATGGAATGCCCACCGTAGTTAAAGGTGTCTGTATTCAGAAACATGATGATTTTCCATAGAAGCCCCGGAACCGGGGCGGACTGATAAGAGAGGGTTATGACGCCGTCACTGTCACTGCTGCCACCGCGACAAGACTGCCGTCGCTGCTGATGCCAACAATATTCACGCTGCCCGCCTTCACGCCTTTAACCGTGGCCACATTATCCTTCAGCGTGACGGTGGCGATCAGCGGATCGGCGGTCGCAACCTGGAGCGTTTTATCTGACGCGTTATCAGGTTTTACCGTAAATGTCAGCGTGGTGGTGGCTCCGGCAGCCACTGTGGCACTGGCCGGCGCAACGGTCACGCCGGATACGCTGACCACGTCAGGTGTATCCTCCTCCGCAAGAGAAGGACGCCCGACGCCGGTGATTTTTACGCTGCGTGTCATCACCTCTTTGGACGTCACGGTTTTACCCAGTGAACTCAGCCAGCCGCGGAACACATCAACCGTCCCGTTAGGATACCTGATACGGAAGGCGCGAACTTCGCCGGTGTCAAACAGCTCCACCAGTTTTTTCTGTCCGGTCTCACCGGGTTTCCAGGCCAGCGTGGCCGTGGTGTCACCGACGCTTTTCTGCCCCTGCGTGGTGCTTTTCCAGTCGGCATTTTCATCATCAAGATAGTCATCGTCTTCCGCATCTGCGCTCATTTCTCCGGGCTGCAGATCCTTAATACCTGCCAGTCGCAGCCAGTCATCGTCAGCCAGTGGATTTTTAAACGCATCGCCGCTGCCGGTATACAGCCAGAATGTGGTTCCGGCGCCTTTCGTTTTTACCAGCGGGTTTGGTGTTCCCATCATATCCTCCTCAGTTGATATAGGTGATCCGGTAAGTAATTTCTGCCATCCCCCACGTTGCCATTTCGCTGTCACGCTGGTAGTCATAACCCAGCGGCGTCATCGTATCGATAAGGCGCTCCAGACCATTGACCTCTTCCAGCGCAGGAAAGATTTTTTCTTCCATCCACGTATCAAGCTCCGCATCCGGCGCCTGTGCCTTCAGAAATACCGCCACATGGAGCACTGCCTGCCAGTCATCCTCATCGGTCATGACGCCGGTATACTGGGCATCGGTCAGCCAGACGGCCAGCGCTGGCAGGTCTTCAGGTTCAATAAATGCCGGCAGACCATCGAACAGCGTGACGGTCTCACCTGCCAGGGATTCCAGGTCTGCCAGAATCGCCTGGCGGATTTGGGTATGTTTGTTCATCGGGTGAGATACAACCTCAGTTGTTGTTTCAGCGCATATACCAGTTGTTTAGGCATCTCCTGCTCCAGCATGCGTTTTTTCTCTGTTTCAAACGCCTGCGTCAGTGGGGTGACCAGCGGGATTTTGACGACATCAATCGGGTAGCGGTTTTTGCCGTTCACGCGTCGCATAACATGCCAGCGCCCGTTAGCCAGTTGCTGAATAAAGGCATCCCGGAACAGATACGCGCCGATTTTCAGCACGCTGCCACGGCGCAGGAGCTTTCCGCCGCGCCGGGACAGCCTGACCTGGGCAGTACCAAGTTTGATGGCGGGCAGGTTGCCGCGGTTCACCCGGATACGGGCATAGTTTTTCCCTGTCGCACTCGCTTTCCAGAGTCTGACGCGCTGTTTCACCAGCCGGAAAGGGATCCCTTTCTTCTGGTTATCACCTGCCACGACCTCTTTCGCCACGCGGTGCGTGGCGGCGGACACCGCCGAGGCCGCCACGCGGTTGACTGCCCAGGCACTGGCCTGCGGCACCATACGGCTGTCCAGGCTGTTCAGGTTACGAATGGCATTCTCCAGCCCCTTCAGAGACATGATTCACTCCAGTGAAATCTGGTATTTTCCGTTGACGCGCTGCCAGCGGGTGACGGTAAAATCCAGCCCCTGCCAGAGCACGGCCTGCTTTCTGGCGGGCCTGTACTGCGGGCTGAACACAATCAGGTGTGTCCCCTCCCCGGAAAGCGCACCCAGTTCAGCCGGAAATGTGGCCTCCGCAGCGACATACTCCGCCCCGTCAATCAGGACAGGCCGCCCGAAGCGGGCAGCCGTCACCTCGTCCATCCTGGTGCTCAGGCGATCAAAGGGATTAGCCATTAAGCCGCACCGGCACAATCTCATCCCCTTTTGCCGCCGGCGCCCAGGTCACGCCCACCAGTGGCAGTCCGCCCGCCGCATCCAGCTGCACCTTACCGTCTTTCAGATACACTTTTTTCCCCGCCGCCATCACGTCGGTGGCCAGTTTGGGGACCAGGAAAACGCCGTGGGCGATGCCGTCCCCGGTGGCGCCTGCCGCAATATCGGTGACAGCGACGACGAACACATCGCCGGCCTGCACCAGATCGCCACTCTTTACCGCAGCGGTGGCCGTAATGGCGAGCGTGGTGCCCGCCTGTACATAATTCTTTGCCATAATGATTTTCTCCGGTCCGGTCACGAATGCCCGGATTTCAGGCGTAAAAAAAGCCCTGACGGGCCACTCGGATGGTTATTTTGGGTGGTTACGCGGAACACTTCACCAGACCGCGGTGATCGACCGGCGCCACCCCGGCATCGATACGCACTTTGGTGGTCACGCCGTCGACGCTGAAACCGTCCTGCTGATCGATATACGGTGTATCCACACCATTGAGATAAGCCACTTCAATCGTGTCAGTGCCTTTGGCGGCAGCCAGATAAAAGGTGGACTGGCTGTTATCGTCCAGACGCGGCTCGGCGATGACGGTCGCAAAATCTTTCACCGGGTTAATAATGCCGGCGTTAATGTCCGCGCCTTTCACACTCGTGGATCTGATCACCTGGTTAGTGACGGACTCCAGTGCTGTCGGCACCAGCACGAATGCCGGACGAATATTCAGGTGACGCTCACCTTCTTTCTGGGTGCGCATCAGCTGGCGGGCTTTATCCAGTGATGCCACATCCATCAGCGCCCCTTCCAGTACGTTCGCGTGTTTCGCCTTGTCGAACAGGTTCACGTTGTCCGTGGACATTTTCGGGTTGGCGGTCAGAATGGCATAAACCAGATCGGCAATGGTGGACTTCGCTGCCCGCCCCAGCTTCATCGGGACATCGGTCAGCATGTTCAGATCGTCGTTAATGATGGCCTGACGGGTGATGCTGAACAGTTCCCCGTAGGTTGCCAGAGCAATGGTGGCCTGTTTGTCCCCGGTGGTGACGTACTTATATTCCGCCCCCTCGCGCACCTCACGCAGGGCATTAAAGCCTCCCATGCCCACACGGTGTGCCGTTTTAAAGTCAGAAAGCTGGCCTTTGCGCGTCCACTGTTCGTAGGTTTCCGGGGCTTCTTCCCAGCCCTGCAGAATGGCCTTGTTTGCCACATCCAGCAGAATATTGCCGAAATCTGAGGTGCTGTGCGTGAACGCCATCCCGACCATCTGCATCGGATTGAGTGTCGAGACACCCACGCCACGTTCGGTCAGTGACATACGCGCCAGTTCCCGCATGGTCATGGCGTTATACGGGTTATCGGCCTGGCTGCTTTCAAACCCCGCCCGTGCCATCAGGGAAGCCCGGATGCCGTCCCCGGCAAAGTTACCGTTGCCCGCATAGATATGGGAGAGCATCGGATTATGTGTGTTCTGCGTCCCGCCCAGCGTATTGGTGGGTGTCACCCCCCTGCCCAGTGCCTCCAGCAGTTTGTCTTTCGCCGCGTCCACATTGCAGTCCACATCCGCAATGCACTGCGCCATCAGCTCGCCGTGGCGGTTACCGAACATACCAAACACATTCTGGATCCCGCTGATACGCTGTCGCTGCTCTTCCTGAAAACGGGCGCGCAGGGTGATTTCATCCGTCCCCGGAGCAGTGTTGGCGGGCTGGGGCGCCGGCGTGGTGGCCGCCACCGGCGGCGGGGTCACGATAGCCTGCGGCTCCGGCTGCGTCAGTGTCCCGGCATTGCCCTGGGGGGCAATAATCATGTTTTTGATGTTCTGTGGCATATGTTCAAATTCCTCAAGTCGTTTTGAATACAGCTGAGCCATTGCCCGGACGGGCTGAATAACTTTGTCGGCAAAGCCTTCCCGGACACACTCAGCCCCACTCATCCAGGTCTCACTGGCGAGCAGCGCGGCAATATCGTCCGGTGATTTCCCCGTTTTTTCGGCGTAAATCGGGATGATGACGCTTTCCATCTTGTCGAGCAGATCGGCATAGTCGCGGATATCAGAGGACTCACCACCGGCAATACCGCGTGGGCGGTGGATCATCATCATCGCGTTTTCCGGCATGATGACGGGGTCGCCCACCATCGCGATGACCGACGCCATCGAACAGGCTACCCCGTCCACATACACCACTTTTCTTGCCGGGTGATTTTTCAGCAGGTTGTAGATGGCCAGCCCGTCGAAAATACTGCCACCCGGGGAATGAATATGCAGGTTGATCTGCGTGATACTCCCCAGGGCCACCAGCTCTTCGGCAAACCAGTGCGCCGAAATTCCCCAGCCGCCAATTTCATCGTAAATACTGATATCGGCCGCGTTATTCGCCGCCGCGCGGATGGTGTACCAGGATTCAGCGCCGCTTTCGTTCTTCCCGCGCGCGGCTGCCATCGCCCTGGGTGGACTGTTCAGGGTCCTTTTTTTCCTCTTTAACATCGGATCGTTCTCCGGTTTCATGTGCCGGATCGGTGTCAAACACCAGCCCCAGCTTACGGTTTTCATCAGTTTCCGCCTTGCGGCGGCGTTTCACGTCGGCAGGTGCGCCCCCTCTGGCCCTCACCCAGTCACCTTCTGTTGCGGCCCCGCCACGTATCAGCACCCGCCAGGCGTTAGCCTCTTTGAGCGGGTCAATCCACGGCATGACAGGCCCGGAATACACCGCATTAAACAGCGATGACATATCCGTGCCGGCAGGTACCTCAATGGCACCGGAAGCCACCGCAGCAGCCAGCCAGCGCCGGTAGAGAGGACGGGTAAAGGCAGCAATAAAGCTGTCCTGAAGGATGCTGTACCCCTCCTGCGCCTCCACCAGCTCCTGACGCTGAGCGCTGTAGGTGCCGTCATAGTTTCTGGCAATGGAAGAGAAGCTGCCGCGCAGTCCGGCGGCCACCGCACGAAGCTGCCCCATCCGGAAAGATTCCAGACCCGCATTCGGGCGGTCTGATTTGATCATCCCGATATCCTCCCCGGGATTCAGACCGTCAAACAACATGCCGGGCTGGATTTGTGTCTCTTTACGTTTCTCCGGCGCCACATAGCCGTCGGTGCCGACATCCTGCTTTTTGATGAACATGCCGAGAGACGCGGCAATCCGCGCCGCGATGCGCTCGCTGTCCTCGTACTCTTTCAGGTCCATCAGACGAATGATGACGGGGGCAAGAAGAGAAGCACCGCGCGCCTGATTAAGACGGCGGGTAAAGCGCAGATGCAGCATATTTTCCGCAGTCACCTCTTTAACGGCGACTGCCGCAGCGCCCGCCCCAGGCCAGGACTGGCAGACCAGATATTTCACCGGACGCCGCCACTCGTTGAAGTAAATCCCCTGTACCAGGTTGCTGCTGTTGTCGGTCTTCTCCAGCGGGATATAGTCCGGCTCCAGCGCCTCAAGCCAGAAAGGCACCCCCGCCACAGGAGACAGCCCGCTGATTTTTCCGGTCAGCACCTGAGTGAACACCTCTCCGTCACGCAGCCAGGTGCGCAGCATCAGCCTTTCCAGAACGGGGCGGGTGTACTGCCCGGTCACCTCCGGCGAAACCGACCATTCCGCCCAGCACCGGCGGATTTTTTCTGCCAGCACAGAATTCAGCGTACCGGCCCCCGTCAGGGGCTGGGGTTCCACGATGATCCCCTTCGCGCCAATGATGCGCTCTTCCATTTTGTCCAGCGCGCCAATCACCAGGTCGTGATTGTTGTCAAACCACCGGGCCTGCTCCCGCAGCGACTTTCCGGCCAGCTGGATAAGCTGGTCTCCACTTCGATTTTCACGCTTCACCCTGTGGGTACGCGTGGGTGTGATGGCTTCATACGCCCGGATAGCCATCCTGGAACGCAGGCGGGACGCGCCCCATCCCGGTGCCAGCGCGCCAATCGCTTTATCCAGAAAATTCATGTGAACCTCGCCAGTGAATGGAGTTGTCGATCGCAGTCCATCAGCCGCAGGCGATCCTCTATCTCCTTACGCCCCCGGCGAATATCCCCGAGGCTTTCCATCGTCATTGACTGTCCGTTCAGGGTGATGGATTTCCCCTGAAGCACAGCAAGTTCCGCGTCAAAATAAGCCTGCTGAAGTTGCAGTAACTGTTCCCGGGTCATAACCAGCCTCCGCCGGACACGCCGCCAAACGGCACTGCCGGGTTGTGTTGTTCTGTCATTTCGTGATTTTCACTCTCATCCGTCACAGGTTCAGGGTCTACTGCTGCTGATGTGTTGCGGCTGGATTGTGCAGGCTCAGGCAGGCGCGCCCAAGGCGGCGGATTATCCCAGTTGATACGTTCATAGCCGCGGATCATTACCAGGGCATGGGCATAGCAGAGTAAATCCAGCGCCTCGTTTGCGCCTTTACCAGGCTTCGTCCACCTGCCATCCATGCCACGCTCTTCGTAGGTCAGTTCTTCAAAAAACCAGTCGCCCAGCCAGTCAGGAATATGCACGTAGTTTGCCCCCGGCTCTTTACGGTCGAGGGCGGAGGCGATCCGGTCTTTAAGTGCATTGGTCTGCAGGAGATAGAGCGGAACTTCGCCGCAGGCGCGGGCCTGTCGGTCACTGCGCCCGGTATTGTTGGGATAGCTTTTGGAGAATATTTTTGACCGCGCGGTACTGTCCCCCTTAAAGAGATACACCCGACCGGCAAGCCCTTCCCGCCGGCAGTGGCGCCAGAACGCATACGCGTTATCCGTGACGCCATCCTCCCCGCCGGAGTCCACCCCCATGCATAACACACTCATTTCCTGCTCAGGATCCCCGACCAGAGGCCAGGCCCTTTCGAGGACATCCGTAATCAGTAAATGCCAGTCTTCCGGATACGCGCCGGGGTTTATGTGCAGGGCCTCGCCGCTCTCATCACAGCGTAGTGACCGGGTGATATTGAAACGGTCCACAATCCAGCGCTCACCATGACTGCCATAACCGACCACCTGCACGACGAAACGGCGCTTTTTACCGCCCTGAACGTCAACAGTAGCGACAAGGAAACGGACACCGTCGGGCACCCGCCGCGGGGGAAGTTTTTCTGCGCGGGCTATCAGCGTTTCGGCTTTACGTTGATCGAGGGATATGCGCGGGAGGTAAGGCAGTCCCCAGTCTGTATTAATAACGGCCTTCAGCGTTTCTTCACTGCCGGTGCGCTCATATTCTTCTTCCGCGGTCAGCAGTTTATAGACCAGTTGCTGCCACGTCTGATACGCCGCAGCCGGTCCCTCCATCCAGAAACTTGCGATACGTGAGCGCCGTGCCTCCCCACTTATCCCGCCATCTTTATTGATGAACTGCCCCTCTTTCAGCCAGACGCCGCGGTTATTCAGCCCGCGTTTCTGTTCCGGCTGAATTAATGCCAGACAATGTGGGCACTGAATACGCGCAGCCTCGCTGGCGGCCATCAGGTCCGGGTTATCCCGATACCCCACCATGTTTTCCATCGCGGGCTGGAACCAGTCGCCGCAGTGTGGACAGGGCCAGTACCACCGACGGCGATCGCCCCGGTTATAAAGAGAAAGAATGCCTGTCGTGGGCGGGGCCTCGTGCGGCGAAGAACGCCGCCATTTCACATCGGTGATTTCGCGACCGGGCGAGCTTTCCGCCAGCGTCATCCCCGCTGACATAAAGGTGGTGGTACGTTTGGACGCCAGGGAAAAGCCATCCCCCTCGCCATCGATATCTTCAGGAAAACGGTCATAGTCGGTCAGCGCTACCCGCTTGTAATCCGACGAAGAAAAAACGGTTATGGACGGCCAGCCAATTTTCAGGAATGAACCATCACGAAACATTTTGTCGTGGACGTTGTTGTCATTTCGTGAAGGACTGAGCCGCTTTCTGACTTCCGGGCTGTGGTGAAAAGTACGCGCCAGACGGGTTTTGGAGTGCTCGCGGGCTTTGGTTTCGGTCATCTGGACCACCAGCATATCCGCCGGATCGCAGACAATGCCGTAAACAATCCACCCGTCAATCAGCCCGAGGGTTTTACCTGTTCGAGCTGGCCCGGCAAAGATCACTGCGTCATACTCCCGTTTTGACAGCGTATTTATCGCTTCATTCATGTAGGGCGTTAACGTGTCATCCCAGGGAACCGCCGTATTGGCGCCGCGGGGAACAAACATAAATTGTTTTATTCCTTCCGCTACCGGCATTCTGCGTGGAGGCCTGAGATATTCAGCAACCTCCCGGCGTACTGCCGCTGCAGAGCCATATTTATTCCCCGTCATCGTCTGCGGTCTCCTGCATTGCCTTAACTAACAGTATCCTGACCTCATCCACCACATCCTGGGCCTCGTTTAGCTGCTCCGCAGACCATCCCTTATCCCTTTCCAGTTTGTCCGGCCAGACTTCAAGTACCTGCGTAATGGCCTTGACGATCGCCGCCATTTGTTGACGGACTTCCGGCAGCGGGACGACCTGCTTCATCTCTTTTTCCAGCCAGAGACGCCCCTTTTCGGAGTCAAACCAGTCCTTACGCTCTTTTGGAGTCATTTTATTCGGATCCTGATGTTCAGCAGCCTGAGAAACGGGCGCTTCCATCAGTACACGGATCACATCGGTCAGGAGATACAGCTTATTTTTTTCATTGCTTCCCGGTGCCAGGGGAACGCCCGAGAGACGACTGACAACCGTCTGGCGATGTAACCCCGTAATAGCGGCAAGCTGACTGATATTGCATTTGAGGTTCTTCAGTTCGCCGTCCATTTTTACCTCTGGGGCTGTTTCTTAGCGCGCCCTCCCCCGGAAAAGCCAAAGATGATGAACAAAAAACATACAAACCATCATCTTTTAAAAATAAAAGATATTAAAACAATGAGTTACAACATGATGATGATGCATGAAAAATCGAAAATGCGCCAAATCCCGCGCCGCTGCCGCCCCGTGGCATGGCTAACGCCCGGGAGTACCTTTTGAAATGAAAATGATTGTCGATAGCATCTGGATGCTGAAATTTTCTCAAGTGCTTACCGACAACCTACCATGCTTAAATTATGTATATTTATCAGGCTTTATCTGCTCTCATGTTATGGCTATTGTAAACATCCGAAAAACATCCGTGGTGGGACACTGAAGTTGTTCGGATAACCATCTGAAAGCCATAAAATAAACAGTAAGGACTACATGTGAGCGATAATTTCTTATCAAAACAAGCTTTTGCTGATTCACTCGCCATCAGGCAAGCTGTCATAGTTTTAATCAGCTTCTTGCCTGACGAAAAGAAAGCAATGGTAAAGGATCTTCTTAATAAAACAGCAGACGATCTTTCCTCAACGCCACTGACAGATATTCCTGGTATCACACCGGAGAATTCAAAAGAATTTGCCAAATTAATTGCCGATTCATTTCTCAACCTTGCTGAGTTGATTTCAACTTCTGAAGATTCCTCATCATCATCTCATCAATAGCTTTTTGAATGTCTCCATATAACGCCGCCTCATTTTCATCGCGGCGTTTCTGTTCGGCGACTCCGAGATCAAAAAGTTGAGCCTTAATTGCAATGCGTTCTCCCTCATGCCATTTTAGTTTGTCGCTCAAAAATGAAATTAGACCAATATTATCTCTATTCATTTTGTACCTCTGTTATTTGACTCTCTCACCGATTCATAGACACGCTCACATGTCATTCCTGCCTGGTAGCGTTCGTCAGCGATTGCAGCATATCGTTTAGCTTCTGCTGCAATATCTCCGAGCATGTCGGCAAGCATTCCGGCGGTGGCGTCGGTTGTTTTGCTTCTGACGGCAGCGGCAAGATTTGCGGTGTGCTTTGCGGCGTCCAGGCGGGCGGCAAGCTTTGTTGCTTCGGTGCGCAACTGGCTAACAGTGGCAGACAGGCCAGCAGCAGTGGCAGCAGATTTAGCGGCTTGTGCTTGTGCATCTTTTACAGCCTCATCACGGGCAATAATACGCCCTTGTTCAATCATGCGGGCAGCGGTTTGCGCGTTCGCTTCCTGTGAAGATTCCATGCTATTACGGTCAGCCCACTTCTTTTGCCAGCCCCGCTCACTCCAGATGTTCCCGGCAAGAAATGCACCAGCCAACATCAGCAAAACAATGATTGTTTTCCACCGCGCCTTAACAAAAGCAAAGACCGCTGTCATACCAGCAACGCCGCCCGCGCTTTGTTATAACGACTATTTCTGTCGGCCAGTCCATTCTGGCCACCGTTGATGATCTGCGTTACACGGACAACATCACCTGAATACATCAGGCAACCACGTAATGTGAAATACCATGCAGCAGAACGGGCTGCATGCTTCTCCTGTGTCAGCAACTCTGGTGTGCTGATCAGATCCAGTTTCAGGGCAACGCCGCATCTGGTGTAATTCTCCAGCCCGGTAATCTGGATAAGCCCACGCCCGCGATACTTCCAGCCATCTCCGGCGTCTTTGTTACCCATGCGGCCACCGTAAACCAGATTTGCTATTTGCGGCTGGTGGGCCACCTGCTTACCATCGACACGCCCCAGCATTTCACACTGATACGGTGTCAGGCGTTTACCAAAGGTTTTCTTTAGCCCGTCTACCGAGTAGTTGAAGCTCTCCACCAGCCTTGTAAAACCAGCGCTTTCATGTCCCGCCTGAGCAATGAACATGGCCTGATCCAGTGGCGCAGTGATACCGAATTCGCTCATTGCCGCCGTAATATGTGGATACCAGCGCGCAGAAAGCCCGGCGCTGATACAGGCCGCCTGCTGAAATTGTTGTTGATCCATCAGTGCCTCAGTGCATCGACCAGACGCGCCACATTACCGCGAGCCCACAGCACAGCGGCGCAGATAAGGATATTCACCATCACCACCAGCCAGTGGGATGATTCATATAAACCAAAAACAAACCGGAAAGGGACGCTGGCATATACCAGCACCATGACATAGGCCAGTAACGAAATCAGGGGGCGGTGTGCCGCATCACCGCGTCGGTAAAACATCAGAACGATTACTATTACCCCACAAATTACGGCATTCAGAACTGCAGAAGGGTCATTTGCTACCATTTGATCCCCCTCCCCTGATACGAGAAAGAATACTGAACAGGCTGTTCAGATCCTGACTGTTAAGAAAAGTGAGAAACTTTATACACATTGCAGAAATAATTACTGCGCCAAGTGCATCCAGTGGTTTTTCATAATGCGTTATTGCCGCAAGCTTAGTACCTATCAGCCCGGCGCCAAGCACTCCCACAATAAATGATGTAATAAAATAAGCGACCAGCCTGATCCGTCCGATGTTGGTTGCCGTGGCGACATAAAACACCGCGCCGGCAAAAGCACCGAATACCACACCATAATCGGTTCCGGTCGCCAGACCGAATACACTGGCCCCCATTAATCCACCAGCCAACACTGTCGCACTGGATACAGGTTCGGACATTCATCCCCCTCTGGTTGTGTGGGTCCTCTCAGTTATGAGGGGAAAAATAAAAAAGGCTGCCTGATGGCAGCCCTGATAAGGTTGAAATCATTTAAACTGGTGATTGTAACGGTCCGGAAAGTACTTCTGCTTCGCCGTTATGGCAGATATCATCGCCGCTTGTCAGATGCCAGACACCGACAATAAGCTGTCCTGATTCCAGATCGTCAACTGTGTCATTCGTATAGTATGCTACCTGAACAACACCGTTATGCTGAATCCAGTAATACCCTTCTTTCATTCACACCTCCGCAAGACTAAGCAAATAGTATAAGGCGAAGCAGAAAATGCCGCGGTGCAAGAAGCCACAACTCAAATCCTGTGGTATAAACTGCTCTTTCCAGTCATAGCCTCACCACCGATAGCTCAGTGTGTGATCAAAGGGGGCAGGCTTCACGGGCTGGATTTATCAACAAAGCACGTAGCGGATGATTCCCGTGAGCCTGAAATAGAAAAGGCCACTGTATAGTGGCCCAACATTTAATTTTAAGTTATTTATGTACAGCTAAAAATGAAAATCACCACTCAAGGTTTTGTTTGGATGCCTTCAGGTTTTCTTTATACATCATATCGATAGTTGCATAATTGCACATATCCACGCCTGACAGACAATAATCTTTAATCACCTGATTCATTATCTTTTTATCTTTTGCTTGAGTGGCTCTCTTAAATGCCTCCAGGTTTTCACGCTCCATCATTCGTAATGTAGTGTCCTGGCACATATCTATTTGGCTCTCGCAGTAATCCTTATGCACTTGAGCCTTAATGTATTCAATGACTTCATTTTTTTGTGCTTCAGATCCATCGAAATCCATTGGATTAATGAATTTTGCAAAGGTTACAGCAGGAAAGCAGCACAAGGCTATTAAAAGAAATTTACGCATATCAATCCCTTATAAGTGAAATTTATTCATGGTTTAATTTAACACTTACGAAAATAAAGGGAATTGATTTAATTAAAAAAACCCACTCAGAAGTGGGTTTGATTTCGTGCAGGCATAACATCCCACGATGGGAAGCATACAGGACAGTTTTATGCAAAGTCAACAACATCATGCAAAAACTTGTCGCCATTTGTTCCGATTACATCAATAAGCTGTTGCCTTCTCAAATTCTGATGCGGCCTGACGCTCTCCTTTGTACAACACATCCACCAACATTTCATAGAATGGTTTCCAGTTGCGAGACCAGGATGATTGGTGGAGCTCAGGAAGACGTTTAAGAATAGCCCGGTGAACAGTCGCAGAAGACACTCTTGAATACCCCTCGCCACTACAACGCTCACAAGTTTTGAATACTGGTACGCCGCGTTCTTTTGTAGCAATGCGGTCGAGCACCTCCCCTTTTCCACCGCAACGGCACCGGGCACTTATTGCTCCCTTACCATCGCAGGCCTCACAGACGGCAGGAACTATCTCCGTTACCTCCGTCCATTTCTCCCAGTCGGACGGGCGAACAGCGCGGGACTTACTGGCCCAATATGGCGCTTTCCCCCACGGGTAAGACACTTTGCGGGTTGTCTGCGTTCGGGTAATTCGCCCGCTGCCTTTGCAGGTGTGACATGTCACGCTGGTAGCTGCCGAACGGGAATACTCAGCAAAGGCAAACTGCGCGAGTACCAGCATACACCAGCCAAATTCACCACCAGCAGCTTTGCGCACGTTCTTCGGTGCAGTATCCATCGCATGACGCGCCAGCGCCTGCACAGCCTGTTGTTCATCCGTTTTGCTGATCCCGGCCTTTCCGAAGAAAGCGGCCAGACCAAACCGCGCGCGGCTGCTGGTGGTACCAATAGCCGCCATTACATCTGTACCGGTGAGACGATCCGGAGAGGTTCCTTTCACGTCGTCGCTGATGTGCATTCCCTGAGGACTAAAATGTCTGAGCGCAGATTCAAGCTTCACAATGATTTCCTCCGGAAGTGGGATGCATTTATTATCTCACTTATTGCAATATACATCCATTTCGATGCGATAAACACAATGATACTAATCCCCCTAATGAGAGCCAATCAGGTTCAGATACACGCCATCCTGACGCCTGCCCATATCCGCAAAATTTTCACTCTCCAGATACCATTTAAGAACGTCCAGCGCCTCCCCACGGCTAACCGGCCTGATATTTTCCAGCTGTTTCTCTAGCCAGTTTTCCCTGTGCCAGAGATGTGAGTTTTCCCACGGATTGTCTTCAGGGTACAACTCTCTGTGGGCCGCGACTCGCATCTGCGACAACCAGTCCCAGTACTGATATTCCCGAACAACATCACTGAGGGTATAAGGCGCTGGCAGCACATCCGTGTAAATAAACTCTCCGTCGCCTTCCTGCATGTAATCGCAGTAAATCTCCCGATAAGATCCATACCTGGACTCAATCAGGCATTCTGCCGGTACGGGTTCAAAAACGGCCTCATGGCTACCGAAGGCACCACGAACCCTGGCGGCTTTCTCCCACTGCAATCTTGCTTTACTGATAAAGTGTTGCGGGTTATCAAGCCACATTGTCGAAAACACTGAAGTCCAGCCAGCACCGTTCTGTTGCAGGTATCGCGTATACCGTTCCTGTGCCTCTTTGGGCGTAATCATCAGCCTGGACAGCGCAGTTTCCGCTGCGGCAATGTGGGCAGGCTCACCTGTTTTGATAACCTCCAGAACCCAAAGATAAGCATCCGTCTGTTTATGCCCGGTAATAACCTGTTGCGGTGGCAGAGGTTTAATCGTCGCCAGTTCAGTGCTGTATTTCGGTTCCGGTATCGTGAAAAGCGCCCTGTGTTCAGGGTTATCACAGAATAACCCTGAACGGCGGCAGATACTTTTTACCGTATTGATGTTTATTTCCGTTTCACGCGAAATAGCTTTATAACCCATACCACTGCGTTTCAGTCTGATAATGTTCTCTTTCATTTCTTTATTCATTTGCACACCCGGTATTCAGGCGGGTTTCCCCGCCCTCCAGTTATCAGAAAGGCACGTCATCCGAAAAATCATCCTGCGGCGCTGGCTGCCCGCCGGAAATTTTCCTCCTGTTACCTCCGGGCCGTACCGTTTTCGCACTGATCACCGAATCCGCCACCATCTGATAGCCGGTCTGCATAACACCATTATTTCCCTTCCACTGGCTGGCCTGCATATTGCCGGAAACACTAATCAGGTCGCCCTTCTGGTGTTTCAGCAGGTACTCCGCCTGCCTGCCAAAAGCCGTCACTGCCAGCCAGAAAGTGAGTTCACCATTTTCTGTATCCCGGCAGGGAAGCGCTACTGCCAGCCGGGTAAATGCCATGCTTTTACCGTTGCTGATAGTTTTGCTCTGAACATCAACCACCAGCCGCCCATGTGCTGCAATATGTGCTGTCATTGTTCTGCTCCTTCACTTTCATCAAGCTGAACCAGTAAATACGAACGCAGACGGATATTCCCCATATGCCGGAGCCGGGGGGTAAGCGTCTGATATCCTTTATCACTCGGTGATTTTTTCAGTATCCCTGCCTCACACAGAGTGCTGGCAAACTGACCGCTGTCGAATCCCCTTGCAACTTCAGTCCTGAACACGGTGGGTAATACATAAAACAGCACAGGATCATCACTGTGATTCCCTTTGCTCCGGTATCCGGCAAGCTCGTTTATCGGCAGGCTTTGCTCGTCATAGGGCAGTGGGGCAAACCGTCGCATACCGAAGGTGCTCAGAAAGCTCACCGCCTGTTCAATAATCTGCTCAATTTCTTTATTGCCGGTACCAAACACACCAATCCACGCGTTGTAACTGTGCTGAATGGCATCCCGGCAACTCTGTTCATCCCATCCGGTAATCACCTTTCCGAGCAGCAATGCAGCTTCAAGAACAGCAAAGCGGGAAGCCACACGGTGGACCTGTTCGCCATAATCTGACGGGACAAGATTGCGCCATCGTTCTTCCGCTGTCCTGACGGCTGCAACGGCGTCTTCCCGATGTTCTGCAAGCCACCTGATCCACTCCCGCCCCGCGGCACCATAGTTGTTCTGATACGCATCCTTAATGGCATCAGCATGTTGCTTGCCATTTTTGTACCCATGGAAAACCACGGCGCGGCTCATGGGAATATTGAGCAATGGCCCCCAGCCCCGACATAATCCCCTCGTATGCGCCTTCGGAGTGCATGCGGATACTGGCCAGGGATTCATCATCTTCCTTCTGTAAATCACAGCGGGAAAGAATTTGTTCTATATTGTTCATAGATTCCCTCCGGCCAGTTTTTTCAGGTCAGTCCCGTAAACAGCCAGCCATGCTTCAGCGGGCCAAGACTTAACGCTGCCGTAACGCTCATCCGGAACATCACGGGGATGCATACCGTTTTCCTTGCACCACCGTCGCAGCAGGACATAGTTGTATTTCCCTTTCTTACCTGTAGCCTTCTCTACACGGGTAATCGTTGCATGTTTTTCACTTTCTCCCAGACGTTCTTCCAGATCACGACAACGGCGGGTTGCAGCACTGAGCTTTCCGAGTGCCGAGGCTTCGCGCTTACGGCTGATTTGTGATTTGGTACGTTCTACGTTTTTGGCGCGTTCTTCTGCCGCCAGGCGACCTTGTTCAGATGCCATAGCAATCTGCAGGATTTCCATTGTGGAAAGTTCGCGTTGTACTGGCGCGGCAATCGCATCACGCTGAGTGAAGTAGAATTCCACCAGGTCTTCGTGATAGCTCCACGCCTGATCGGTTTCCAGCATCTTTGCGTGGTTCGCCGCGCCGCGTTCTGTCCACAACATAAGAGAGCGGGTTTTGCTGGAAATTTGCAGGTAACTAAAAGTTACTCGCAAATTTGCTAACTCTTCGCCGGTAACTTTGAAGAAGTGTTTTCCTTCTACAAAGCGATCGGCGTTGCGCGAATAGTTCATTTTGATGTTGGCGACATCAGTACCGTATCCTGCTGCAAGTTGTTCGTTCGTCACTACGCGTTGGCCGCGATACTCAATGATCTGTAAATCACGTGCTGCTACCGTTGCTAATTCAGTTTTCATAGCCATAACTCTTTCCTCAAGTCAGTGAACGAAGAACAACTTTCGACCGAGCGACAACGCGGATAGCCTGACTCACGCGCATAACTGCTTTTCCGGAGGTGGTATTGTTCAAATTTTGAACCACGAAAATTTCGTAGTCCTCTCTCTCCAACTCGTCTTTGATACGAGCGATGAAATCGTTATTGCGGATTGGTTTTTCGCCGCATTCCTTGCGAGCTTCATTAACCATTTGCAGTAATGTAACTGAGTCAATAGCCAGCTCCTGGTTAGTACCCATATGTGTCACTACGCCACCCGATGTAATTAGATTGATTTTATCAGCCATTGCACACCCCATGTTCGTTATCTGCCTGCTCACCCAAATCGAGAGAATTTGTTGATTGCTGTGTCAGATGGGCTGCAACGTCAACGAGAGACATCACGTACATCTGCATATTCTTCTCCCCGGAACCGAGAAGGCGTATGGCGCAGTTCATCAGATCCAGTGAGCGTTGCAGATTCAGCAACACATCATCATCAGTGCGGTAAATGCGTGGCTTATCCATTGTAAGTCTCCCCTGCTTCACGGGCTATTTGTTCTATGAGATCCACCAGCCTGAAACACATTTCCTCTTCTTCCTCACTGGAAGTAAGGAACCCTGCGGCGGCTGCAAGAGCCTGAATTTTGTTCAGTGCGTTGAAAGCATCGAGTACTTTAGTGTTACGCATTGCATACCCCCTGTTCAGGTGTGACAGCCCACCCAGCCAGGCGAGCCATTTCCAGAAATGACGGCAGCGTTGCGATATGCTCACCATTCACCAGCGGGTAATCGCATACATGGCGACCCTCTTTAAGCTGAACGACAACGCGACCAGTGAAATTCGGGGCGACATGAAGGTTTACATTCAGAACCGCACCGGCTCCTTTCATCAGCATCAGTTTTGCAAGCTCCCCTGCATCACCGTGGGCACCGCAACCCAGACAGCAAAAAGTCTGTTCTGACGGATCAATTGTGAATGACGGAGTTTTTTCCTGATGAAACGGGCAAAGACCGACGTAATTTTTTCCCTGGCGCTCCAGATGAACGTGCGGACGGATAATTTCGAGAATGTCAGTCATCGCTGGCCTCCTGCGCTTTTTTAGCGGTTTCCTCAATCTGCGACATAAGAGCGCCTGCCAGTTCAATCCTTGCTGGCGTATCAGTCAGAAACTGTGCCGCGCACGCCAGTGCCTCAATTTCGATAAGCGCATCAGTTCTGGTGAGTTCAGACATACGCCACCTCCTGAACACCGGAGGTGCAGACATCGGGAAATTGCTCAAAAATCCAGGAAAAGCGAGCGCCACCGTCCATCAACTGGAGACGGCATGGAGCCTTAGTGCGGATCTGCGCGGCAAATACCAGATTCCAGTTCAGAAAATGAGAACGTGCCGGCTGCTCATTGTTGGCTTCCGCACGAAGAACAACGGGCGTAGTGTTGGGTTTATCGGATGGAGTGCCCAGAAACAGGTATGTAAATTCCGGGCGAGTTTGGGTATCATGTGAACATGCCATAATGTTACTCCAACTAACGTTGTGGTTAGACGCCTCGGTAGTGGTTCCAAGCACTCCGGGGCGTTGCCTTTGTGAATCACACCATAACAATGATGTGTGATTTAAATTAGTTTCTAGTGAATCACATGTCAAGCCTTTTTGTGATTCATTTTTTGTGTATACTGAATCACACCAAATCATCAGGTATACACTCATGGTCAAAAATACCGTTAACGACAAGTCAAAACAGATATCTATACGCATCCCGCACGATGTAATCGATAGCATGGAAGCATTAAAAAGGCCGGATGAAAGCAACGCTGGGTTTATCGTTACAGCGATGCGCGGCGAAGTAGCCCGGCGGCAAGCGACAGCAACTGGCCCTGAAAGCTTACAGATCGAGCTAAACAGGGCGCTTGAGACGCTCGCCAAGATTGAAGAAATCGGAGAGAGAGCCGGTACCGACATTCGTGCTATAGTCGATATTGCACATGCCGAACTGGAAGCCCGGCAGCGCAAAAAATCGAAAGACAATCCCGACCAGTGATCAATCTGGTTCCCAAAGGCAACGTTCGCAGCGTTGCCTTTTTCTTTGGGCGCATAGGGTGTGCTGCCAGTAACGTTACTCATTCAAATACCTCGACTTTCCCGCCACCAATCAGCTCAAAAGAAAACTGGCGAAAATCCTTCACCAGCTTTTCTGCCTTATCGAGTAAAGGCAAATCATCCTGGCGTTGGCGTAATCGGCGTCCAGCATCCGACGAATCCTCATCAGATGCTTTTCGAGCAATTGACACGATATTTTCCATCTGCTGAATTGTGTAGACGATATCCCCATTAATGTTACGCTCGAGTTCTGTCATGTAATCGAAGATTTGAGCTTGCAGCTCGTAGTCGTAACTCATGGCCATTAAGCAAGCTTCACGTTTAGGGAAGTTGTAGCAGGGCTGAGTACGTCCTTTGTCATCAATATAATCGGCTAAAAATTTAGCCGATTGAATTTCACCCAACACCCTCAGCACTTTCGGCATAAAGTTCTTATGGGATAGCTTGCGGTATTTCTTGCATGGGAACGATAATCCCTCTGCTTCCGCTTTTGCTTTACGATTTGCATTAATGTAATCGACCATTTCAAGACTGCTCATAGTAGGTGCAGAAATAGCTGCCTGACCGATTTCAGGTTGAGTGAGTCCCTGCCCGGAGAGGGCATTTAATTTATTCATGGTTATTTACCTGTCGTTAATTAGTTTGATGACTGTCGCGACAAAACGATACTGCCAAAGCTTTGCCGCAAACTCACGCAAGTTATTTTTGGCGTTCTGAATCAGGCAACCTCCTTACGCGACTCTTCGATGCGCTGGTTAATCCAGTCATCAACTTCACTTTCGACGAAAGCAATGGCGCGAGAGCCAATTTTGACAGAGGAAGGGAATTTACCCTGTCCAATCAAGCGGTAGATCCAAGCTTTACTGTAACCAGTACGGCGCTGGACTTCAGAAAGACGAATGAATGATTGCGACATATATTTACCTCGTAACGTCAATTGCGGTTTACGAGATTAATGATGGCATGAAAAACATGATTATTTTCATACCCTCAAGCTAGAGGGAGGTTGGTGATAGTTACCCCTGAGGGTATGGAGTAGTTTTTAATTTTATGGCTCCGTTACCCTTAGGGTTAACGGACAAATCACCCTCAGGGATGGCGTTATTACGCTCATATAGCCCTGAGGGTAAGGAGCTTACCCTCTCTTAATAGGGCAAGCGACTAGTTCAATAGCTTCCGCCTGACGCTTAGGGAAACCACGTTTTTCGAGGTCATGAATTATTGCCGCCTGATTTCCCCTTGTAGCTCTATCGTTGTCAGGGTCATAGTCTAGCCAATCTTTATTTCTTATTTGTATGGCTAACAGAAGTGGATCGTCATTTCTGTACTCACCAAGAAGGATTGGCAAAAGTGCTTCTAAATCTCTGACCCTTGACTTCAAAGATTCCACTTCAGCTAAAGCATCATTAAGAGTTAAGGCCCCGTCCAAATCACTTGAATCTTCAAAAGACATCGGTGGCACGCCAAAGTCAACGTGCTTACCTTTTGAATGAAAAAAGTCCGTCAACTCTTGACGTTTAAAACCATATCCCATGTAGGTTTCTTCAGTAATATCAAATTTCTTATTCAAAACGGAATATCCCCCGGCCAAATACCGTTGCTTCGGTACAACTCAATTAATAAATCTCTCAGTGAAAGATACTGTTCATTTTGTGCACTCATCCATTCCGGTAAAATAGATTCAAAACCTCCACCAACCGTTAATATTCCCATTTCTGGGGACTCAGGATTATCAGCAAGTTGTATCAAAAGCCACTCAGCTATCTGTGGTAACGTTGCCTGAGGGGACTGAGACTTCAGAGTAGTAATCACCTCATGTAAGGAAATTACTTCACTCTTTTTCTCTTTCAAGTCAGAAATTATATCCAGCATAACGCCACCTCGCGCCCTCTAATCTTAGCGACTATGCCGGCCCGCAGAGGTGTGCAGGTTTTCGGGGATCAGCCTAGACATAGCCTTTTTCTGTGGGGGAATTATCGTCTACTGAGGTATACATGTCTAGAGTAGCTGTATGCATAAACAGTCAATTGACAGCTATGATACAAAATCACGTTCGTGAAGTTGTTCCAAAACAGCAGAAAGTTGTTCCACAGTTGTTCCATCTTGAAAATGCATATATAAATAAAAACAGTAAGTTACCTTCATATCTATATATCTGGAACAACTGGAACAAGTGGAACAACTACTCTTCCTCACACATGAAGAAAACAGGTTAACCCACCACTTTTCCAACCAACTCATCCAGATAGTCAGCGTACCACTGAAGCATCTCCCGTCGACCGTCAAGGTACTGAGCATGATTGTAAGTTCCACGGATAGTATTCCTGTCAGCGTGCGCCAGTTGTGCTTCTATCCATGCAGAGTTGAACCCCTTTTCATGTAATATGGTACTCATGGTGTGTCTGAATCCGTGTCCTGTGACCTTTCCTGCAAAACCTATGCGCTTAATCACCTGATTAATACTGGCCTCACTCATTGGCTTGTGGGCATCATTGCGACCGGGGAAAACATACTTACCCCAACCAGTGATCTTTTTTAGTTCCAGCAGATGAGATTTAACCTGCCTTGAAAGCGGTACAAGGTGAGGACGGCGCATCTTCATACGTTCCTTGGGGATCTGCCACAAATCGTTGTCCAGGTCGAACTCAGTCCATTCAGAAGCCCTTAACTCGATTGTCCTGACACTGGTATACATAAGTAATAGCGTAGCGATGCGGGTTACTTTACTGCCTGAGTAGGTATTAACAGCATGAATGAAGGGGCCAATCTGAGTTGGCATCAGATGCGGGAAATGTTGTTGCTTTGGCGTTTTCAGCGCTCCAGCTAAATCCGTTACGGGATTAAACTCAGCTCTGCCGGTTATAATTGCATAAGTAAATATCTGTCGGCAGGCTTGCCTAGTTTTTTTTAGCTTATCCAGTACACCACGATCCTCCATTTTTTTCAGCACGGAGAGCATAGTCATCGGCTTAATATCTGTTATGGCTTTCTTACCGATATATGGGAATATGTCTTTTCGCAGATATTCAAGAATGTCGTCAGCATAGCCTGAAGACCAGTTTGGCTTTTTATGCTCATGCCATTCAAGCGCCAGAAGTTCAAAGCTGTTATTAACCGCAAGATTCTTTGCCTCTCTCTCGGCCTGTTTTACTTCAGATGGATCATCGCCCGCAGCAAGTATACGTTTAGCCTGGGTTCGTTTGTCTCTTGCTTCCGCAAGCGTCACATCAGGATAAACGCCAATGGAAAGAAGTTTCTCCTTACCTGCATAGCGATACTTCATACGCCAGTATCGGGAGCCGTTCGGGTTAACCAGCAGATACAAACCACCGCCATCAGACAGCTTATATGGTTTCTCCGTTGGTTTCGCCGTACTGATCTGGCGGGCTGTTAGCTTCAT